AGCAAGATCCATTTCCTGTATCTCTTTTATAGATGAAACCTTATCGTCATATGTTAACTTATGAAACATTCTATAAGGATTAGGTATAAATTCCAATTCGTGAGTTTTCAGATCGAAAATATGAAAGCCCCTTTTATCATCGTAATCTTGCCAGGTTAATTCATATGGATTACCAAGATAATGAATATTGCCTTTTGAAGATTTGTGGTGATAATGCCCAGAAAAAACTACATCAAACCTATCGAATAATTTAGTATCGAGCCCTTCATGTGAAGGTGCTCCTCTATACATTTGAAAACCTTCAATTTCAAAATGACCCATGCAAATAGGTGCTGTCGTGTTTTTTAATTCTTCCATAGATGCGACATAATTTTCTGAACAAATCCATGGCATCATGGTGACTGGATAGTCAGAAATCTGTATCGTTTGAGGATCGTTTATGGTGGTGATGTTATCATATTCACTCAGCATCAGGTCTGGTGAATTAACTTCGTTCGTGTTTTTGTAATAGGTATCATGATTACCCACCAGCATGTAAACTTTTATACCGCGTGTTTTTAGTCTTTCAAAAAACATTTTCTTTGACCTCTGCAAGGTATAAAAGTTTACATACTTGCGACGGTCGAATGTGTCTCCCAATATTACAACGGTGTCGATACCTCTATCATCGATTTCTAAGAAAAAAAGATTATAAAATTTTTCATAGAAATCTAGGAAATGAAGTGAATCGTTTCTTGCACCGAAGTGCTGGTCAGTTATCAATGCTATTTTCATAATTAGTCTTCAAGAAATTTTTCAATACCTTTTTCTTTTTTCACGATTTTCTTTTTCTTTTTGGTCTCTTCGAAATTTTCAATAAACTCTGATATATTGTCGTACAGTTCAAATGGTTTGGAATTAATTTCATCGAAACCCATGAGTTCAGACTCATCTAGAATACCAAAATTTTCAGTTGATTTGTATTTGACATAGAGTTGTTTTTTCTCTTTCTGTATTCTCCTGAGAAAAGCATAATATATGATTTGAGTAAAATAGGCAAATGCGTTATTGGATTTTTGAGGGTCAAAGTTTTCAAAATACATCAGACAGTTTTCAATACCATCTGCGATCATTTCATCACGATAGGTATAGTTGATGAAGTTTGGTTTGTGAGAAAGCCCTTCGGCAATCTTCATGAAACACTCACCAATGTAATTTGGAATAATAGGTTTTGGTTGTCTCTCTTTTTTTGCAAGAGCTACCGCTTCTTTGTAATCGACCAATGCTTTGCAAAAATCAGCATTGTTTATGTAATGTTTTTTGGTATTTGTCATATTATTCACCATAATAAGTATTGATTTCCACTTGACAAAGGTCTACACTCCACTATGTAGCCTCTGCATGTTAATTAATAAATCTTTCCTTAGGTATCTGGAGGCCCTCCAGTAACACTTTCAACTTATCTTCATTTTCATCTTCAAAAGATGAATCACTTTCTCTAGATTTCTCAAGAGCATCTAATGCATTCTCATAGTATTCTTCAAAGTCATCAGAAGGATCAAGCACAGCAATAATCTGATCCCGTTTAATAGAAGCAGTATTTGATTTAGTGACTGGGTAGGGTAACCAAAAGTCCATTGAAATATTATGTGCACCACTTCTATCAATTTTTAGAAAGAATTGAAGGGGCTTTTTAACAACAATCTGATCTTTTTCCTCTTCTGCATAGCAAATGATTTGGTCACCATTATACAACTTGATTACTTGAACTCTTTCCATTTTTTAGTCCTATTTTATAGAGTTTGTAAACAAACTTCTCTTCATTATATATCTTTGTTCTTTCCACGAAATGTTTGAGTGTATAATTCATATGGTTTTTGTATCTCAAATCATCTGCTATATCATATAATATTGCTTTTTCTTTTTTATCACCTATTCTAAGTGCCCTACCTATCGATTGAAGATTACGTACTCTAGACTTTGATGGTGAAGAAAAAATCACATTATGCAAGTTTCTGATATTAATACCGGTAGAGAACGTACCATACGATGCGATAATGATTGCATTTTCTTCTTTTTCTGTTATACTGCGGACATTCTCTCTCGTTTCAACATCTGTTTTTCCATATATGAAGAAAACTTTTCTGTCACCAATATTTTTTGTATTGGTGATAAGATCATATAGTATTTTCCCATGTTTGTCAACGTATTGGTACAATATGAGTGTATTACCTTTTAATGATACCGCTAAATTTTTGATGAATTTGTTTCTCGTTTCATTCAATATCAGGTATTCAATTTCTTCTTGGTACGTAGTTTTTTTCATTAACTCACAAATTTCATCATCATGTTTTAGAACCAAACATTTGATTTCAAACTCTGCAAGTCTGTTTTTGTCCATCAGTTCTTTTGTGGTGGCAACTCTTTCGGCTAGACCAAAAAGCCCCTCTAAAACTAACTTATGGGTTTTAGTGCCATCTAAACTACCTGTCAAACCTACTCTATATTTTGCATTGATACACTTGGTCAGTATTGATGTTAACGATTGTGATTTGAAAAGGTGAGCTTCATCACCTATAACAAAATCAAATTGTTCGAAATATTCTTTAGGAAATTGATAGATTGATTGCCAAGTTGTTATTATCAAAGGTAGTTGTGTTGTTTTTTCTTTGCCCTGGTAAATTTTATGTATTGTGTTTGATACATCCCATTCGTCCTCTGAAGAATAGTCGGCAAAATCAGAATAAAGTTGTTCAACCAAAGATGTTCTTGGTACAATTATCAAACCTTTTTTGCAGTGATAGTCTAATAATTGGCGTACAATCATGTACATGATTAATGATTTGCCTGATGCTGTCGGAGAAAGTAGTAAGCATCTTCTTTTTCTCATTGCATGTATAAATGCAGTTTTTTGATGAGAATCTACAGTTAACTTTTGGCCTCTTGAATGTGCGTTTAACTGTTGTATATATTTGTCTGCTAAGTATTCTGAAAAATCATCAACAAGGTCTGGGCGTGGATCCCTGTATTCTACAGAATAATCTCTTTCACTTGCAAATGTTTCAATTAATGAATATAACCCATGATATAGTTCATTACTTCTTTGATCGAACAACCTTATCTTACCGTCCCAAATTTTATTTCTAAAAGCTGGTGTAAATTGAAATCCTGGAACAAAGAACGTGAAATAGTCGGATAGTTCTTGTGCTGTGCTACGATCACACTCTACTTTAACGTAGGCTTCGTTACTCTTTTTAACTATTATTTTAGTTTCCACCTATAAATCTTTCCCATGAAATATAATCTCTTAGTTGATAAGTTCTACTTTTCAATTCTTGAAGAATAGATTCGCATACTGAAATGCATTCTTCATGATGCATCTTTTTTTCTAGTAATCTAATTAAATCTTTGTCTGAATCTATATATCGTTCTATCCCTTGCTTCGTTTTAATGTTAAGAAGAAAAGGTTCCCAGCCATATTCTTCTAGTTCTTCTTGAGACAGACTACCATTGTAGTATTCTTCTTTGATCTTTCTTTGCCTAGAATAATCAAAATTAAGTTTTTTATTTGAGATTCTATGTTTCACTAATATTTTCAAATACTTATTGTGCAGAGTTGGTATTTTAAGAAGTTCTTTACCAGGTTCAGTCGAGTCAATGATAGAGTCTTCTTCCCACAACTTCATAATTTGTTCAAGATTTTCCATGACTAATCCATTTATAAACCTTTATTTTAACATTAAAGTCTTTCAATGTCAAAATAATTAAAACGGAAAGAAGCGCGAGATATTAGATGGTCTTCAGCCGATAAAGTGGTATCGAATTCTATGTCCCCCAAATTTAATGGAAAAATATCATTATATTTTATTCTGAATTTTGGATTGTTTTGATTAGAATAAATGGTTAATATGGCTTGAACTTTTGGATATGATCGATAGTTCATGTCTGTCGTAATGGCTTTTATCCAATTATGAATATACAGCCACGAGGTCAAATCCTCATTTACCAAAAATTCTATATCAAAAGAACCATATGTGATTTTGGTACCGGGTACAAAAAGATCGAGATTAGGAGTTACATGTGGTAATTCACTGACTTGAACACCAGGTAAATTTACTTTTTGGCAAAAATAAATCGTATCTGAAATTTCTGGAAAACTAACAGAATATTTGGTAGGTTGTAATAGATTAGTATTCTTAGGTTTTGTGATTAGCCCACTCATAGTTTCCTCCTTATCTACTATTTAGGAATAAAAAAAGAGGAGCCCGAAGGCTCCTCTGAAAGACCACTCTTAACGGTGGTTTTATCGATACTACTATTACATCAGGTTAGCAACACGGAAGATGCGGTAGTATGTGTTACGCTTAGAGTACAACTGACCCAGATCAGCGTTAGGACCACCAGCAAATGGGTTTGCTACCATACCGTAACGAGTCTTGAAACCAATCTTTGGCTGGAAGGTATGCTGATCAACCGCACGAACCATCTGGAGAGGAACGTATGGGCAGTAGAACAGACCAGCGTCATAAGGTGAAGAACCCTTATAACCGATTGTAACAAGCTCTTGATTGCTTGTATATCCACCGAAGTATGGATC